CACTTAGTGCTGTGTCTGCTGCGGCACGTGTTGTGATTTCAGTACCCAGTGCTGTGTCGTTTGTTGTATCAACTGAGTTGATAAATGTAACGATTTCTGCAAATGTATCTTTGTCTGCACTTGATGCTGATAGGATAGCATCGACACGTGCTTTTTGTACATCTGAATATGATTCATAAGCAGTTGTGATAGCTGTTTCACGACCATCTGTGTAAGCATTTGCTGATGCAATTGCATCTGCTTCTGCTGTATCTGCATATGTTTTAGCGTCTACTAGTGCTTGGTCTGCTTTAGTAGTTGCGTCTAATGCCGCTGCTGCCGCACGTACTACGTCTTTTGCTTCCGCTGATGCGATTGCATCTGCTTCTGCTTGGTCTGCGTATGCATTTGCTGCTGTTGCACGTACTACATCTTTAGCTTCTGCCGATGCGATTGCATCTGCTTCTGCTTGGTCTGCGTATGCGTTTGCTGATGCTACCGCATCTGCTTCTGCTTGGTCCGCATATGACTGGTATGCTGATGTAATTGCAGTTTCACGTGTATCAGTATATGCGTTTGCATCTGCTTCTGCTTGGTCTGCATATGCATTTGCTGCTGTTGCACGTACTACGTCTTTTGCTTCCGCTGATGCGATTGCATCTGCTTCTGCTTGGTCTGCGTATGCATTTGCTGCTGCTGCACGTACCACGTCTTTTGCTTCTGCTGATGCAACTGCATCTGCTTCTGCTTGGTCTGCGTATGCGTTTGCTGATGCTACCGCATCTGCTTCTGCTTGGTCTGTATATGCGTTTGCTGATGCTACCGCATCTGCTTCTGCTTGGTCTGTATATGCGTTTGCTGATGCGATTGCATCTGCTTCTGCTTGGTCTGCGTATGCATTTGCTGCTACAGCACGTGCTTGATCTTTTGCTTCTGCTGATGCAACTGCATCTGATCCTGTCGTATCTGCATATGACTGGTATGCTGATGTAATTGCAGTTTCACGTGTGTCTGTGTATGTGTTTGCTGCTGCTGTTGCATCTACTTCTGCTTGGTCTGCATATGCATTTACTGCCGCCTCACGTGATGGTGTGAAGTAGCGGTTTGTACCTGTTTCTGCTAGGTCATCAGTATCATGATTTAATAATGAAGAGACTGTACCAGTTACATCACCCGTTAGGTCACCAATAAAGTTAGCCGCTTTAAAGTCTTCTGCGCCTACACTCCAACGGTCGTTTGTTTCGTCCCAAAGTAGCTGAACGTTTAGATCATCGCCGCGTTCTACTTCGATACCACCTGATTGTGATGCGGCACCTAGAGTATTTGAATTTAGTAGAAGAATGTTATCTGCTAGTTCAATTGTCTCTGAGTTAACTGTTGTTACTGTACCTGTAACTGTTAGTGAACCACCAACTGTAACATCGCCTGAGAAGTCACCTGTTGTTGCGTCAACTGCTAGTGTGCCGCCTGACAGACCAGATGAGATTGCTGAATCAACATATGTTTTGTTTGCTGAATCTGCGCCGTCTACCGGTGCTGAAACGTTTTTGATACGATTTGAATTCATATCTAGGTGATCGCCAAAATGTAGATCGCCTGTTAGTGCATTTACTTCACCATTTACAGAAATACCTGATGCTGATGAAAGTTGTAGAGTACCAGTACCTGTTGTTTCAATTTTTAGGTTTTGGTTGATATCAGTTGTAATGTTGATTGTACCAGCATTGTCTTCGATAACTTTTTTACCGTTAACATAAAGTGAGCCAGGACCAACATACACATCGCGCCACATATGTGTCATTGAACCTAGATCATATGTAATGTTTGCTGATGGAATGATGTGACCTGTCATACCTAGGTCACCTGTGATTGAAACATCATCCGAGAATGATGCAGTTGAAGTTACTGCTAGTGTTCCACCAATAGTCACATTTGATGTAAATGAACCTGATGAAGCCGTTGACGCAGCACCTTCACGTGCTAGTGGAAAACCACCTGTTGTTGAGCCGTCGTGTACGACAAGAGTTTTCTTGTCTGTATCAACTGTAACCTCACCCAGAAGACCTGTGAAAGAGTTATGTTGAGTAGTATTACCACGGCGGAATTGGATTGCATATGCAGCCATATTATTTCTCCCGTCTATATATAAATCGATTTGTTATAGACAACACTGGAATAGGGGATCAGCATTATCTAATAGTATTTATCGTAAACACCATTTGAGTTTAATTTATAGTTAATTTATAAACGTATTATAACACTAAACAACCGCAACTTCAACCATTTTTCTACCGTCATCTAAATTAGTTTCGAGTGCTTTAGCAAGTACAGCTAGACCTAAATCTCGTTTGCCTACTGATTTCGCAAAGCCTGGAGTTGATGATGTCACTAACAAATCACCCTTTGTTACTGGTCCAATTACCTGACAAGGGACTCGACCTTTAAGGGCAACATATGGGTGAGTTTGTGAATTACCTGCTGCTGAATTCATTTTAAGTGCAGGTGAACCAGATATAATACCAGCTACAGAAACATCCATTTCATCTACTGTTGTTGTGATTTCTGCTTCACCGCCATATATAACAACAGTGCCGACTGTATACGGAGCATCGGACGCATAGCGTTCTGCAAGGTCAGCAAACGTAGCTTCAATTTCATGTCCATAAATAGTACGCCATTGGTTAGTTGTACTACCCAAGTCATATTGATTATCTGCATTAACAAGAATTGAACCGCTCATTGTGCCACCAGTCAGTGACAAATCGTTATCTGCTACTGAGCCTACAATTTGGTAACCAACATGTCGAACCAGAATTATCTGTCCTGCAGGTGGGGTCGTTGTAAATGTAATCGTAGAGCCGGTAACTGAATAATCTGAACCTGGCATCTGAGTGACACCGTTCATAGTTACGATTACTGCATCTGCATTTCCTGGTGTTGCGCTTAGGTTGAATGTAGCATTTGTATTGTCACCAGTCAGAACATCTTTTGTTACTGCGGGCACGTTTGAAATATTATCGAAATGTACGTTTGCATCACCAGATGTTGCTAAGTCTGTTCTTAAAACATCAACACGTGTATCCGCTCTCGCTTCGGTATAATATAAGTTTGTACCTTCAGGCAACTCACTGGTTGTATGTTCTGTTAAATTAAAATGCACAACACCAGTGCCACTATTATAAGTCAAGTCACCAGTTGCACTTATTGCGCCTCGACCGCGCGGGATTGTCCAATAAAGATTTGTTATACCTTCAGACAGGTCATCTGAATCTTTTCCTTCAAATGCATCATTAAAGCGCGTATCTGTCCAATATAAGTTACTAAAACCTTCTGATAGGTCATCAGTCACATGATTGGAAATATCTGTGATTTGACCAGTAACATTACCAATTACATTACCTTGTAAATCTCCTAAGAACGTACCACTAGTGAATAAGTTCTCAGCACCCAGTGACCAATAATCACTGCCTTCATTCCACAAGAATGACACATTTAAGTCAGTACCACGTTCAATTTCAATACCACCTGATTGTGTTGGTACTCCAGTTTCATTTGAGTTTAATAGAAGAATATTATCCGCAAGATTTATTGTTTCAGTATTTACAACTGTATATGCGCCAGTAACTGTTAGATTACCAGTTAAAACCATATTCGCAAACTGCACGTCAGCAGCTATACCAACGTCTTGTCCAATTGAGATTTCGCCAGTCGTATTGTTATAAATTACCCCAGTTCCGCCAGTTAGCGTCTGTCTAATATCTGATGTAGAAACACCTTGATGTGAAATCACGCCAGTATTTTCATCAAACGAGAAGGTATCAAACTCACTTGTGTCTACTACAGTTAACGCTTCTCTAACACGTGCATCTGTATAATAAAGATTCGTTGAACCTTCTGTTAAATCATCTGTTGTGTTCTGTGATAAATCAAAGCCGCCTGTTGGTGTTGCAGAAATAGTGATAGTATTAGCATTGTCATCATAAACAATATTAGTATTGGTGCCTGCTACTAGTGCTGATGCAACTGCATCTTGCGCACGTTCATCAGTGAAGTATAAGTTTGTTGCACCTTCAGAAAGATTATCAGTAGTATTATTTGAAAAATCATCTTCGATGCCATCGATTGTTATTGTTCCAGCAGTATCGTTATAAGTTAATGTAATATTATTACCAGCGACTAGTAGGTCTGCGACACGGTCATCGACACGTTCATTTGTATGGTACAGGTTACTTGCGCCTTCAAGTAAATCATCTGTAGTATTACCTGTTAAACCATTTGCATTTATTGTAAACGTGCCAGCAATATCATCGTACTGCATAGTGATATTTGTACCTGGAGTCATCAATGCAGCAACTCTGTCATCTACTCTTTCATCTGTAAAATATAGATTTGTTCCTTCTACCAGATTTGTAGTTGTATAGTTTGTAAGAACGTTAGTGATGTTTGTACCATCACCTGAAATATTTGTTGCTGAAATGTTACCTTCTGCTGTTAAATTATCTACAAGCATAGATGCTGAATTATAAGACGCATGTGCTATGTTAATATTCGAACTGTCGCTTGGCTCAACAGTATAACTATCAAAGATTTTAAATACACCGTCTGATGCATCTCTGAATAAACCACTGTGTGCGTATGTTCCGTCATCGTATGCACCTACCCAACCTAAGTCTGCGTTAACATGCGCATGTCCATATGATTCACCACCTGATACATATGTATCTGTGACTGAGCTTGTAATAGTAAATGATGTGGCATCTGCCGCAGTAACTATACCATCTTCAATGTTAAAGCTACTTGGATTTACACCCGTAATATCAACTGTATAACCTAAACTATATGTATTGTCCGCAGTATATGTTACTGTTGTGCCATTACCGACGGCACCAGTGATTGTCGTTTCTCCGCCTTCGTTAAGGTATAATAAGTTTTCATTGATACGTGTTGTTTCGGAGAATACAGTAGTCGTTGTACCAGATACAGTTAAGTTGCCGTCAATAATAACATTGTTAGTTGCATTAATATCATTGAATACCACGTTACTTGAAGGAGATACATCCTGTCCGATTGAGATTTCCCCATTTGAAATAGAAACGCCGGTTCCGGCTGAGAAATGGGCGCGGACTTCATTTGCTGATGGGCCGGTATATGTGATAATACCGTTTGAATATGTAAGAGAACCGTCTCCACTTAAATCAGTGACACTAATTGCATCGTGTACTCTTTGATCTGTAAAGTACAGGTTGAGCGTACCTTCAGAAAGATTATCTGTAGTTTTTAGTCCAAGTGCAGTATTAAATCTAGCATCTGTATAATAAAGATTTCCTGCACCTTCATTTATATTATCTGTGTCTAAAACCACTGCTCCGGTCTGAGTGTTTACACTTGTAACCGCTCCGCTTGCATTCAAGTTAAGTTGGTTCGTACCATCTACATACGAGACTGAGATATTAGTGTGATTTCCTCGTAGGATTAAACCCGCTACAATATCTTCAACATCCTCTGTTACAAGTTTATCTTCAAATTGTAGAGTGTTACCTGCACCAACTGCTAAAATTTGCCCTTCAAATGCACTAGTTGTATCTAGTTTGGATAACGAAACACTGTTATCTTCTAGTACAAACTTGCTTACCTTTGTTATACTCATTAGTTCTCAACCTTTATGTTTTTAATACACATTCAACAAGTTTTTCACCTGCGTCCGTATTTGTTTCTAGTGCAATACCAACAATGTGGGCACCGTTATATTGTTTACCTGCGGTACCATTCTCATATACAAAAACAGCTTCGCCTTTTTTAATTTTACCTACAACTCTAACTGGTACTCGACCTTTAAGAGCTAGTGCCTGCCCATCACATTCTTCGTTCATTAAGAATGCTGGATTCTCAGAAATTACTCCAATCGGATATCCCAATGTTTGAACTGGACAAGTTTCGTAGTCATCTGATGACGAAACCATCATAACAGTTCCCACCGGATGTTCAATTTCTGTTGTATATTTTTCTGCAAGGTCAGCATATTTTGCTGTAGTCGCAGTGCCGTGAAAGTTAGTAGCAGTTACATCAACAAAATTAGGGGAGTCAGTTGTTGCTACACCCTGATTCATTGCATCCGCATTTACGTTATCAGTGTAGCGACCATCTAAGTCAACCGTTACTGTATTCGTATCATTTTTAGTAAGAGTCAGTACACCATTTGTTGTATTAAATGAAGCACTTGACAAATATGTACCACTTGTATTAATCGTAATATTTGATGATCCATCAAACGATGCCGAGCCAGTAACATCACCTGATAATGTAATAGTACGTGCAGTCGCCAATGAACTTGCTGTTGACGCATTACCATTTAATGGTCCGTGAAATGTTTCTGCTTGTAGCGGTGCAAGACTAAAACTTGCATGTGCAATATCTATAGATTGCCCAGGTTCTGGTGTGTAACCGTCAAATGCTTTAAATATACCGTCAGTTGCATCTCTAAACATACCGGCATGTCTATATGTACCGTCATTATAATTGCCTGCCCAACCCAAGTCAGGATTAGTAATAGTAGATCCATCGTTTAGATAAATCATATTATCTTCAATTACAAGTTCTGTTGCGTTAACTGTTACTGTAGTACCTTCAACTGTTAGATTACCATTGACTATTAAATCATGTACTGTAATATCGTTAGTCGTAGAATTACCGCGTGTAGTTACACTGTCGAGCGTATCGGTCTCTGCGAATGTGCCTGTAAGTTGATAGCGCCCATCTAAATCAACAGTCAAATCATTTAGTGTTCCAGTTCTACCTAAGGTAAGAAGACCAGTTGATGTAGAAAATGTTAAGCTGTTAACATAATCATTTGTATCAGTAAATGATGTGATATAACCATATGTAGAGTGATCTCCCCATCCATAAGCTGTATTCCAATGTGATATTTCAGTTGATGTAATAGCTTTTACATACCCTGGAACAGTAGGATCTGTCTCTGTGAATGATGTTAGATAGCCAACTAGCGAATGATCTCCCCATCCATATGCTGTATCCCACTCTGTGATTTTTGTATTAGTAATATTATAAACAGGATGCGCCTGAAATATAGGATCTGTCTCGGTGAATGATGTTAGATATCCAACTAGTGAATGATCTCCCCATCCATATGCTGTATCCCAATTAGCTATATTAGATCCAGATATTGATTTTACATGTGTTGGAACTGTTGGGTCTGTCTCGGTGAATGATGTTAGATATCCAACTAGTGAATGATCTCCCCATCCATAAGCTGTATTCCAATTAGCTATATTAGATCCAGATATTGATTTTACATGTGTTGGAACTGTTGGGTCTGTTTCAGTAAATGATGTTAGATAGCCACTATCATTTGTAAATGAACTTATAAGCGTAGGAATAACAGGACCAGTATAACTCACATTAAGAGTTCCACCAGAACCTAACGTAATAGTTCCACCGCCTGTTAAATCTCCTCCAACATTTAGTGTGAACTGAGTATCACCTTCTACTGCCGTACCTGCTGTTGTTCCGAATACACTATTGTGCAAATTAGTATTCTGTACAGTAGATGCACCTAAAATATATGAATTAATATTTGTAGTCATTACATCATACTCACAAATACTTCGACTATTCCTTCACCTGTTCCCGGCTTTGCTTCAATTGCTTTGCCAATTACAGTACCAATCATTGGAACACCCAGTGATGTTTTAGCGTACCCAGGTCTATCTGATGTTACCAACAGGTCTCCCTTTTCGACTTTGCCGATTACTTTGCATGGCACTCTGCCTTTAAGAGCAATGTAAGGATGTGTCTGTGAATTACCTGCTGTTGAATTCATTTTGAGTGCTGGGTCGGTTGAAACTATACCAACTACTTTAGTATCAGCTACCATAGTAGTTGTTGTAATTTCTGCTTCACCACCGAATACTAGAACGGTTCCTGGTTCATAAGGAGCATCTGCCGAATATCTCTCTGCAAGGTCAGCGTATGTTGCTTCTACTGTATGTCCATAAATTACATTCCATTGTTCTGTCGCTGTTCCCAAATCGTATGTCGCATCTTGTGATGGAGAAATAGAACCTGCTACTGTATTATTAGCATCATTTACCATATGATTTGTTGGAAGTTCTGCATTGGTGATATATCCACTATCGTTTGTAAATGCACTTACATTTGTAGGAACTGTTGGGATGGTTGGTGTATTAGTAAAGTTTGTATAATCTAAGTAATAAGATCCTGCAAATGTATTCAATGTATTTGCATCTGCAACAGTTGATGCAACTGTGTTACTTGCCATCTTAATTACATTCATAACAGAACTTAGTGCAAGTGGCGCCGATAATGTCAATGTATTACCAGCCATCGTGTATGATGTTGTTGGTTCTTGTACTACACCATCAATGTAGACTAGGACTTGCCAATCTTGCGATACAGTATAAGGAAGTACAAACTGACTAACAGAACCAGTGCCAGTAAACGTATTGAATTCTAAATTATTAATTTTAACTGCTGTATCTACAACAATATTATCGCCGTCTGTTGAAACAGTTAAGTCTAAGTTAGGACCTGATGAAAGTGTTCTAAATGCTGCTTGTGTGGTGTTAGTAGTATCAAGAATTTGTTCACCAGTGCCTATATTTGTAGCATCAAAACTAATTTCAAAAGTATTTGCAGGGTCAGTGTATGTAGCAGAAATACCATACGATGCGTCAAATAGATTACTAATTCTATCATCAACACGCTCATCTGTGTAATATAAGTTTGTGCCTTCAGCTAAGTCTGTTGTTGTATAGTTTGTAAGAACATTAGTGATATTTGTACCGTCACCATAGATGTCAGTAAAGTATGCTTGCACTGGATTAGTGTCACCAATTACAGTACCGTTGATATTGCCGCCAGTTATATTGACATTAGAAGAAATAAGCGGCCCAGTGATACTTGTATTTGCAAGAATTGTATCTGCTTCAATATTACCGGAATAGAATGTTTCTCCAAATGTTGTCCATCTGTCATTCGTTTCGTCCCAACCGAACTTGACATTTCCGTCTACATCTCTCTGAATTTCAATACCAACATCGTCTGATGCTGAACCAGTATGTTCACTATTAAGTAACATAAATGGATCTGATATTTCAGTATTGATTGTATTAACTGATGTTGTCGTACCATCAACTATCAGATTGCCTTTAATAACTAAGGTGCCATTTCTTGATTCGATAATAGCATCTTCTGTACCATTATCAAATAGAACTTTCTCACCTCTTAGAAATAATCGGTCGTCAAATTTTATTTGTTCTGCCATGTTATTCTTCCAAACTTAGATTGTGTTATGTCTATTTATCAGATTTAACTTAGAACATAAAAAAACCCGGGAGTTTCCTCCCGGGTTAATATTAATAATCGTTTAAGTAAAACTTATACGAATGCTAGGTTTGCAACTTCGATTTTTGAAACGTAATCTGCTGCGTTACCTAGTGATGATGCTGTGTTTGTTAGCTCAACGTAACCGTAACGAGTCATGAATGACACTACTGGTTCGAATGACTGTGGATCCACAACAACGCCTGATGACATTAGCGGTACGTATGGGCAATAGAATGCTGCTGCATCGATTTCGCCTGAGCCTTTATAGCCTAGTAGAACTGGTGCTGCGTCATTTGCATATGTGTTTACATATACGCGCATTGTGCCGTTTAGTGTGCCTACGAACTTTGTGTTTGTTGGCGCTTCGAATGTACCTTCTGTTGTACGTGCGAAAGCTGATGTAGTTGCTGACTGTAGCACTGTTAGTGCTGCTGGTGAAACAACTGCCCAGTTTGCTGCACCGCGACGTGTGCGCTGTGCTACTAGGTTAGCTTGTTGGTTGATTAGAGTTGCTAGAACTGCATGACGATCACCTACGAATGTTGGTGTACCAGTAAACTGTGTGTTTGTCATGTCGAAAGTCGCACCAGTTGTCGCTAGATTTTCTAGTGAACCTAGAACTTCTTGGTCGATTTCTGCTGTGATTTCCATAGCAAGTGCTGCCATGATTTCTGCTTCTACGTCTAGACCGTGCATTGCGTTAGCGTCTTGTGCCGCTTCGAATGTCCAACGTGCTGATAGCTTACGTGTTTTTGCTTCAACAGTTTGCTTCATTACTTGGATTGACATACGGTTACCCGCTGTACCTTCCATTGCTGCTGTTGCTGCTGGTGCCGAGCCGTTTGCGCCTGAGTATGACTTAGCAATATCGAATGGTGATAGAGCTTCTTGGCCTGCTGTTACGCCTGCTGCGTTGTCTGCATAACGTACACGTAGTGTGTGAATCTGACCCACTGGACCAGTCATTGGCTGTACGCCGATGATTTCGTTTGCAATAACTGTTGGCATTACACGACGGATAACTGGTAGGATCACTTTGTTTAGTGTCGCAATGTTACCTGCTTGTGTTGCGCCTGCTGTTGCTGATTCTGCAAGAGCTACTTTTGTGTTGTTTAGTACTGATGACATTACGTCACGTTTTGTGCCTTCTAGACCTTCTAGTAGCGCATCACGTGTGTTGTCCCAGTTGTTACCTTCAAAAAGATTTTCCATCTGTTTGATTCTCCTGTGTTCTGGTTAATTACTTTAGACCGGCTAGTTTTCTTAGCACGACTATATCAGCATCGTCACCTGTTGACTGTGTTGTTTCTTTTACAACGCGGTCACCAGTGTGTTCTGTAACTTTGCTTTCTGTTAGGGTTTTTGTTTCCGCTTGCGCTGAAACTGATTCATTTAAAACAGCTGGTAGATATTTCTTAAAAGCTGTTTTTAAATTAGTTGTTTTCACTGATTCAAGTAAGTCTGACATTACTTCACGCTTTTGACCAGCAAGTGGTGATAGTAGTTCGTCTAGTTTCGCTTTGCGATTCATACGATCTTCCATTACGCGCTTTGCTTTTTGCGCTGTAGCAATATCTGCTTCTTTAGCAGTAATCACTGCTTCTAATTCTGCAACTTTGTTAGCAGTTTCGTTTAGCTTTTTGTTCACTTTAGCTACTTCTGTGCCTTCATTTAATTGTGATGACATGAATTCACCTGCGAATGCTTCAAACAACTTACGACCAAATTCGTTTTCTTTAGCCGCTGTGATGTCCTCTTTAAGCATTGCGATTTCTGAACGTAGAGCATTAGAGATTGTGTTCTCTACTAGCTCTGCTGAACGCTTGACAAATGATTCTTTTGTTTTGTTAAGAAGTTGTTTGCCTTCTGCTACCATGCGTACTTTAGTTTCTACTAATTCACGCTTGTCGTTATGGAATTCTGCAAGTTCACGTGAAAGTTGCTTCACTACAAACGATTTTGTCGTTTCTAGATTTTCAGCTACTTTTGCACGGTCAGCTTGTAGTTCCTTAACTTCTGCTGCAAGTTGAGAAGTAATGAATTTTTCAAGGATTTTAGCGTGTTCAGAAATTGCTTTCTTATACGCAACTCGTTCTGCGATTAGAGATTCACGGTCTGACTTAAACTCAGTCATCTCAGCTTGGATTGCTGTAGTTAGCATATTATCCATTGCTTCAACGATAACACCTTTGTCATGTTCAAACTTTTGTGCGAATTCTTCACGCAACTCGGCTGTAATTTCCTCTCTTGCTTCATTTAGTTTTGCTTCCATAGCCTCTTTAATAGCCGCACCAGCTTCTTCGCTTAGTGCGCCGGACTCTAGAAGGTTAGCAAGGATTTCTGTTGCCATTGTTGCTTCTCCTGTTTACAGTTTAAGTTCACGAATGAACTTTACTATTTCTTCTGACAAGTACTTCTGTGCCGCCTTGTCGTGTTGAACACTCTGTGCAAGCTGCCAAGTTTGATAGCCGCCCTTCATGTTCATTAATCCTTCGTAGATAGCCTTTGGATATGCTTCTGGAGCACTAGGCTGAGCTACGATATCTACAGTTACAATCTCAAAGTTACTCACGTTACCATCATTGCCAACTTCACCTGAACCACGAGACGAGACACCTAATGTAGCGCCTGATTCGATTAGTGTTCTGATGATGTTGCCCATTGGTGTAGGAACAATTTTAAGTTTACCATAGCCGTTCGGTCCGTCCATCCACATATTTTCAATAATATGGGACACACGGTCAACGTTAACTGTTAATTCTGGTGGATGATCACATTCACCTAGAACAGGGAAGCCTTCAGAGATTTTTTTCTGAACGCTTTCTACTGCTCTTGAGATTTCTGAAACCGGGTAAACACGCTGGTTAGCATTCTTAACGCCACCTTGGACGAAAATGCCTTCCATAAACATGTTTTTTCCACCGTCTTCACCTTCGACAATGCGGGTTTTAACGCCTGCTTGACTGTGTGAAAATCTTTCAATAAGAACGGTCATTGGTTTCTCCAAATAGAATTTAGTTTACGATGTGATTGACTTGTTATTCACGCCGTTATCACCTGGCTTTGCCGCTTGATTTGACATTGCTGGTGATTTTGAGTTACCTGATACGTTTACATTCTTTGTATTCATATCTTTTGGTGCGTCACCTTTGCCGCCTGATGTGTTACCATCATTCGCTTTTACTGGTGCTGCATTTGAATCATCGCCTGGGCGCTTTGGATTTGCATTAACTGTTGATGATGTGTTATCACCGTTGTCGCCTGCTGATGCTGACACTGGAGTTACGTACTCATTTAGGTCTTCATCTTCTTCTGCGTCATCTTCTGATTCTTCTAGGTCAAGTTCTTCACCTTCTTCTAGGTCTTCGTCTTCTGACTCGTCTAGTTCTAGTTCAAATGACTCTTCCATTTCGTCTTCCGCATCCATATCGTCTGCTTCGTCTTCCATGTCATCGTCTTCACCTGACATAATTTTTTCGAATTCTGCTTCTAGTTCTGCAAGTGCTGACTCTAGGTCATCTACACGTGCTTCAACGCCTTCGTCTTCTGCTTCAGCATCGTCATCCATTTCTAGATCATCGATTGCTTCTTCATCTTCCATTTCGTCTTCGTCATAGAATTCTTCGTTTTCGATTTCTGATGCATCATCTTCTAGTTCTGATGCTTCGTCTTCTAGCTCAACGATATCGTCTGACTCGTCTAGTTCCTCAAGTTCTTCTTCTACTACTTCATCACTTTCGTTCAGTAGTTCCTCGTGGATCTGACGAGCATTTTCTACGATAAAATCGTGCAGTAGCTCTTCCGCTGCTTCACGCTCCTCGTTGATAAGAAGTTCTAGTACTTGTTCTAGCTTGCTTGACATATTAATGTCTCCTTATCTAAAAAGCCACTGCTTTCTGTGGCGGTTGTAGAAACACTCTTTGTTTCAAAAGTATTTATAGGCAAAGATAGTGTATAATAGGGAAATGCAAAAAAACGGCTACTTTTGAGCCGTTTCATTGTCGTAGAGATATTTAGTATGTGACGTATATAGTAAAACTTACTACTTAATATGAATTAAAGCTCCATATCCCCGCCGCCATCGTCACCTGAGCCTTTGTATTGGCGTTGTACCTGCTGTGATTTAACACCTTCTTGGTACTTACGATACTCACGTATTTTACGCAACTTTGCTAGGTGGACAAGAGTTAGACGATCCTTACGTGTATCATCTATCTCTCTACTATTATGATTATCCTCGTCAGGAGAATAGTTTTCTGTTAGGTCTGAATATCTCATAGTAGTATTTATACTTCTTCGTCTGTTTCTGCGTTTTCTGCACCAGATATCGGTGAACCGTCATCTGTATCATCTTGATCAGTTTCATCGAAGTCAAAATCATCGCCCCCACCTAAGTCATCAGGAGAAGGAGCTGCCCCGACACCTTTAAGATTGTCACTTGCTCCTGCAAGTTCATCGGTGTCGCCGTTTTCTTGGCGCCATAGCTTTTCATTTTCTAGGATCTCATCTTCTGTTAGTCCTAAGAAACGCTGTAGTGCAAAACGTTTACTAATATAGTCCGCACCTTCGATACTTGAGAATACATTCATAGCAACTTGGTCTACTTCTGCTTGACGGAACTTGCCGAAGTTCTGAGGAGTATTAAATTGTAATGAGAAACGCGAACTTTCT